CCCATATCAATCTCCTTTAAAGCAGGGGCCGAAGCCCCCGAGATTAATTAGACGCTCTGTTGGCCAGCCAACGGATCAGTGACGTAGTATGTGATGTAACCAGAGCAGTTGCCCACCCCAGCGGACGCGCCAGTCGCCGCAGTGATGTAGACCATTTCGGTCGTAGACATCGGCACGCCAAACGACGCTTGGGGAATAGAAGCGGTCGCCAGCGTGGTCACAGTACGGCTAGTCGGTTGCTCGTTGGCCAGTGCCGTCGGGCTTGCGGTGCCGGTGGTGTACAGGGTAAAACCAAGATCAAGAGTGCCGCTGCTTGAAGAGGCAACGGTGGTGCCGATCTCAATGATCACTGCACCAGCAGGGAGGATAACGGCTTGGCCGCTGGCTTCATTCAAAACGTTGCCAGTCTGGGTGGCGACGTCGCCGACGTACCATTGAGCGGTCATCAAACCGGTGCCGCAATACGCGGTACGAGTCTGGTCGCCGCCGCCAGAACGCCAAATTGATTGGGTAGTAGAGACTGCCATTTAAATTGTCCTTCGTACAAAGATCAGCTAGTCAGTTGTGTACGCATCTGCCGGATCAGTCTGACTAACCGGAAATCCGGTTGCGTTCAATATACAGCAAAAGAAAAGGGGGCACAAGGCCCCCTTCTCAATTAGGCTCCAGCGGAGCCGAACATGCCCAGCGGGTCAGACCAGCCGAACGAGTAACGCTCACGAGACTTATAACGGACGTTGCCCGTATCAAAGTCGCCGTCCATCGACTGGCTCAACGGCACACGGATAAAGTGCTTCATGCCGTTGGGGACATCCGTGGTCAGGAACCAAGCGTTGCTGTCGGTCAAGAAGTGGTTAATGGTGTAACCCTCAGAGACAGAACCGTTGTTCTTGATAGCGTTGATGTCGTTGTCGTTGGTGCCCACGCGCAGTTCGGTCTCCAGCAGGCGGGTTGCAACGAATTGCAGTGCCGGGGGAACGATCAGCTTCTTGGGCTTGGCAGCGATCAGCAGGCCACGTTCGTCAGTCCACAGGCTGATCTGAATAACGGCGGCTTCCAGAGAAGTCTCGTTCAGGTCGGCAGGGGTAGACGGAATGTTGCTGTTGGTGCCACCAGAGACCAGCGGGTGCGAAGCGGAGAACAGAGCCACGCCATCACCACCGGGGTAGGTGGCGGAGAAGCCGTTGTTCAGAACCGCAGCAGCTTTAACCTGCTTGGTGTACGCCATCGAGCGGGCCAGAGCCTTGGTATAACGAGCGGCGAGGCTGTCATACAGGTTGTCTTCGATGGCCTCTTCGGTCAGCGAGAAACCTTGAGCAATGGTTTCGTGGTTGTAACGAGCGGTCCAAGCTTCCTGCGCATTGTCATAAGCAATGGCATTGCCTTCGTTCTTCACCGGAGCGGCGGAGAAGCCAGACAGCTTGGTTTCCTCTTCAAAGCTACGCTCCGAGGTCTCGGTTTCGTAGATTTGTTTGTGCTCTTCCTGATACGTTGCATAGGAAAGGCCGAACAGAGCGTTCAGGCCGGGGAGCAACTCTTTCAGCAGTTGTGCGCGTGAAATAGCCATGATTTATGCTCCTTAGACGCCAGTCGGGTTGAGGTACATATGACCGCCGGTCATGGTACTAGTGGTGGTGGTGGTGTACACAAGCGGGCTACCAGCAGCGGTGGTGGTAGAAGCCGAAACCACGTACGGAGCGTTGAACTTGCAGATGAACTCGCAGAAGTTACCCGACGAGTTTTCCGTGTCAATCACAACATCCACAACGCGGATCGGCAGCGAAGCAGTGGCAGCAAACGAGCTACCCAGAATCGCAATCGCCGAGTTGCCGGTGGTGGTAGAACCGGAGTTTTGAACCAGAGCGGCGTTGGTGCCAACAACCGTTTGGCCGTAGAAGGCGATGGTAGTGCCCGAGGACACAGCAGCGACTTTGAACAGCACATCCGGGTCGTCCACAACATATGCCTGAGCATCAGTCACGCCAGAAGCGTAACCGGGCCAGAACTGTTGGAACACCTTTTGCTTGGTGCCGGGGTTGGTGAAGGTGCATCCCATAAAGATGCCAACAATACCTTGCGCAGAAACAGTCGTGGTGCCCGTTTCAACTTCGATGGTTCCGGTGTTCACTTGCTTGACAACATCACCGTAAAAAATTGCGGTGTTGTAGTTGACGGCGCTGGTGGTAATCGGAAGCAGACGAGTCGAACCGGCGTACACCTGACCGCCGATCAAATTGATCGGCTGTAGGCCGTAGGGGGCCGAGACAGTGGGATAAGCCATGTTAAAGCTCCAAAAAGATTAAGAACCTTTGCCAAAGCTCGTCGCGGACTTACGCTCATTGAAGAGCGGCATCCGGGGGTCACTCTGGCGCATCAGGTTGTTATCCACTGCATTCGTCTGAGCTTCAGTTCTTTGCTGCACATGCGAATTACGCTGGGCAACAAACTCGCTCGGAGTCTTGCAGAGCAACAGCCCGCCGATCTCAATGTTGCCAGCGAACCGGCTGTTGGGATCGACTAACAGTTTGAATTGAGGCTGCTCTTCGACAGGGACCGGTTCCCAACCTTCGCGCAGTTTGCCCGAGAGGTTACGAGGGTCGTTCTGATTCAAAGTAGCAACACGAATCCAGCGGTACGCGAAACCGGGTTCCTTATCGGGTTCGGGCAACAACTCTGCGGGCATCCACTGCTTGGGACGCTCTTGAGTAGACCGTACTTCCATTTCGCGTTTCAATCTGTTCTCAGCCATTTAGGCCTCCAATTTCATAAGTTCACGAGCGTACTGCTCGGGGGTGAGTCCAAATTTCTTTGCCAAGCCAACCTGCGTCTTGGAAAGGACGACTTTCTTAGGGGCCGTACTTCTCTTCGCGGGTGCCACCACCGTGCTCGGTTTCGTACGCTGAGGAGGTTCATCCTCATCGTTTTGTCCGCTTGCAAACTCCTCGGGGAATCGCTTGCGAACTTCTTTGTCGATACTGTCGAAGTATTCGTTGGTGCCAATGAAGGCTTTTCCGTAGCGTTCTGCCAGATCTTCGTGAACACCTTCGGCAAATCGGCGCATTCCGCGCTTATTGGGGTCTACGAACCATTCGTTCTTTGACACCCAAGATGCCACTTTCGGGTCCATCTGCTGCTGTGCAGGCGGCTTTTGCGCAGTTTGTACCTCATTTTCTTCAATCTGTACAGTGGGCTTGAAATTTTTAGTCTTATCAAGCTTCAACTGAGCTTTCATCATCTCCTGCTGAGCTTCAAGCAGCTTATCCGCCTCCCCAGAGTCATATGCCTCTTTGAAGTTGCGCTTGGCCTGCTCCATCTCCATTTCAGCCGAAGTCTGATAGGTAGAGATGAGTTCTTTCTCGCCGCTGTGCAGCATATTCTTGAGTTTCTTGTTCTCCTCAAGAATGTTCTGAGCGATCTGAAGAGCCTCTTGTTGCTCTCGGTAAGCAGCCTCCTTGGCCCGGCGCTCATCGTGCCAAGCCTTTTTGTACTGCTTAAATTTAACTTTTACGTTGTGGGAGTAGTCTTTTGATTCATCGACTTTCTCCAACTCCTGTTTGACTTCCTCAGACAGAGGAGCAACGGCGCGGTCTTCGACAGGAGTGTCATCCTTGATCTCGATCTTTACCTCGTCGTCATCCCCCTCAATTGAGACATCAATGTCATCTTCAGGCTTGTCCTTAGATGCATCGATCTCGTCTGGGAACTTGAAATCGTCGTCGTCTTTTGCCATCGTGTCGCTCCTTATTTGCGTTTAATGCCGCGAGGATCGTCAACAACACCTTCGACAGTGTCATCGTTGATGATGCGGAACTCTCTACCGTGGATAACAAGGCGGGTGCCACTGTTGGGGCGCACCAGCACAAAGTCACCTTTTTTGCACCAAGGCCCGGTAGGGAACTTGGCTTTGTCCATGTAACAGTCAGGACCCATATCGACCACGAACAGCACCGTGGTCAACACTTCCTCGTTTCGCATGGTCTCGTCAGCCTTGATAAGACCGACTTCGCTCTCCTCAAACGATTTCTCCGCTTCGGGGATTGCGCACAAAATTTTGTAGCCGCTAGGCTTTGGAAGTTGTTTTGCTTTCTCCTGTTCGTTCTTGTGCAACACAGCAGACAAGTCCACTGCTTTGCTCAGATCAAGTTCACTCATCCGATCTCTCCAAGTTTTTTGTAAGGTCTGTTAAAAATTTGCGAGAGATGAGCAGACCTTTAATTTCCCCACACATCTCGCAATACTCTTCGTACGACTTGGCCCCTTTCGCGCCCAAGTGTTCTTCGAGTTGTTTGACTTTCTCGTCAATGTTGTTGATGACCAGCGACGTGGCCTTCAAGATTTCGTACATCACTCACCCTTCTTAGGTGGCTTGTTTTGTGCCTGTCGCTGAGCGATTTCTCGCTGAACTTCAAGCTGTCGGCGTTGCTTATCGACCTCCGCCATGATGCGGAACCCTTCTGACTGTTGCGTAGCCTCGGTGTGGTTGCGGTCAGCCACAGTCTTGGCCATGAGCTTGGCACCCTCGGCCTGCATCTGCATCTCGATGCGTTCCTTCTCGACGTTGATCTGCTCCTGCTTAAGCTGAGCATCGGTCATGTCTTTGGCCGCTTTACGCTGGAGGTCTTGCGCCTTCAGGGCAAGCTCTTGCTGCTGCATCTGGATCAGCGGGTCCTGCTGCATCTGTGTATTCTTCTGCTGCTGATCTTCTTGCTGGTGCATGCCCAGCAACTGCTGCGCTGCTTGAGCCGCCATCTGCGAGACACGCACCTCCATCTCGGGCGACATCATCTTCTCGTCCATGTCGTCCTCGTAGGCGGGCAGCATCTGGCCCATCATCTGCTCCATCTGCTTGCGGTACTCCATGCCCAGATGTTCTGCCACGTGTGCAGACAGCGCAGCCGAGACAGACTGCGCCATCTGGGGGTTCTGGCCGATCAGCTTCATGATGTGCGGGTCTTTGGCTGCTGCCATGTGCACCGCAATGTGGGCCTTGTGATCTTGGAACAGGAACGCCTTGACCGGCTTGTTGCGCAGCAGGTTCTGGTTCTCCGTGACAGGATCACGCGGCTTCATGTCGTCTTCCATCGGCACGAGCTTCTGGTAGTTCTTGATGCCCAGCACATCGAGCATCTGCCGGTGCAGCAGGGGCAGGTCATAAAGCTGCGGAGCGGTCTGAGCCAACTGGAGAGCCGCCTGATACTGAACAACCTTCTGAGCCATCGTGGCTGCATTGGGGTCGCTCACCGGGATCACATCGACTTGGTCGTAGTCGCTTTGCTTGATCGCGCGGCTACCTTCTTCCGGCTCGTACGCATACTCAGGCGGGGTGTAGTCGCGGATGATGTTCTTCAAGAGCTTGAACTCTTGGCGCATCGCATAGTGGATGCGTGCCTGAACAGCCGACATCGTCTTGAGTTGCCGCTCAAGGATGGCCAGCGTCGTGCCTACCGGTGCCTGTGCAGACATGTCGGAGGTCTGAAGCTCCACCGCACCTGCAAACTTGCGGCCTTCTTCGATGATCTGGTTCAGCAGCGCAGCGAGGACTTGGCTGGGTTCCTTGTAAGGAAGCGGCATGATGTTGTCACGCATGTTCCCACTAGGTACGTCCATGTCCCGCCACTCTCCGGGACTGATTGGAGTATCGTCTCCCTTACTACGAAGTCCTCGGGTCTTGAAACCTCCGGGGAGGTTAGAGAGCGTGCCAGCATCCACAAGCTGACGAAGGATAGAAGTGCCAGACTTAGCAAAAGCACCGACAAGGTGGATAAGACCAAAAGCGTAGAACCCGAAACCCGGTATGTACGGATAGTGGACGAAGTGCTGTCGTTTCTGGTGTGTGCGGTCATCGGGGTTCCAGTTCCTGCGGATGGCGAGCACCTCACCGGTGCCCTTCTCAATCGTCACAACGTACGGCAGCGCAATGCCCGTCGGCTCACCGTCGTCATCCTTGTGTTCGTAGCCTTCGAGGTCAATCTCGACGTGCATCTCAAGCAGTTTGAAGCGGTTGTCCTCCGTCGCACGAAAGCCCAGCTTCTCGGCGATCTTCTTCTCCACCTCGTCCATCACTTGGACCGGCTCACCCAGATCAGCATCCCGGTAGAACCCCGCATGCTGGAGCGCGCGCACCTCGTTGGCCGTCTTGCGCATCACGTGCGTGACACGCTCCGCCGACTCAAGGCTTGACGCCCCGTACGGCACCACAACGTCCTCCGCCGGGCAGTACATCGACACTTGCCGATCAAGCTGCACATCGACGTAGACTTTCTTGAACGCGTTACCAGCAAGACCCAAACCCCACAGCATGCGCTCGTGCTCGGGCCGGTACTCGACCATCACCTCGGTCATCTGGTAGTTCATGTCCTCTTGGACACGCTCTGCGGCTTTCTTTTTCTCAGGGGTTTCTTTGCCGATGATCTTGGTCTTGACCGGACCCGCAGCGGGGAACGTCTCCATCATCGTCTCTGCTTGGAACTTCACCACAGCTTCGGACAGCAGCGGGTGGTAGACACCACAAGCGCCGGGCCACGGCTCCATGCGCTCTTCCAGTTTCATGCCCAGCAGTTCTAGGCCATCGACGTACGTCTTGATCCAGTCTTTACGCGAATCAACGTCCGTCTCAAAGTCACCAATCAGGTTGCCCGCCAACTCGGTGAGCGCACGCTCATCCATGTCTTCAGCGAGGTTCCTATCAAAACCCTCTTCGTCTTCAGTTTTCTTGATCTCAAGCTCAAACTCACCCTGACTGATGGTGACTGACTCGGGGTCTTCAATAGAAATCTCCAGCGGTTCCTCCTCAAGCCCGATCTGGTCCAGACCTTGAGGTGCTTGATAGAACGCCTTGTCGATATTTGTCGCCATAATGTATCCTTAGTAATACGCGGCTTTTTTGCGGTACTGGCGCAAAAAGTTATCCTCCGGCTCGTCAGACGGAAGACGGATGAACCCACCCTGCCTAAATCTTAACAGTGCAAGGGTCGTGGAGTCCACCAAGTCGTCGTTGGTGCCCGCTGGGAAGTCGTTGCACTCCTCAATAACCTCCTTGGCCCAGCGCCGGTCCGGGGCGAACACCACCCCGCTCTCAAACAGAGTAGACACGGCGTTGACCCGAGAGATCTTGTCCTGACCCTTACCCGGTGTGAACTCCGCCACCGGTATGCCCATGCGCCGAAACTCCTGATAGAGCACCGACCCGCTGGACTTCTTCTCGACCATGAACGCGTCAGGCTCCCACTCCTTGTACTCTTGTAGCACAAGCGCCTTTAGCTCGGGATACTCCAGCCGTTTCTTGATCGCGTTGAGCAAAATGATGGCGAAGTTGTTTGTTTCTTCGTTGAAAAACACACCCCATACGGTCAGTGCGTTATAGTCAGCCCTGTTGTTAGCCTCTTGTGCAGCGTCGAGGGACATGATGGTGAACTCGCATTGAGGAGGGGATTCTTTGTCCCAAATTTGCCACCACTCCCTCTTGATCAGCGCACCTTCCTCAGACGTGGGCTGCTGCATGTACTGAGCGTTCCAATAGCGGATGTCCAGACCCGCTTTCTTGGCCAACAACTCCTCCACATCCCAGAACTCAGGCCACAGCGCCGTGCCATCGTCCTTGATGGCGGGAAACTCAATCACTTCCCACTTATCTACGTCCTCGTTGCGGTCCATCTGCGAGACGATCTGCCCCGTGAGGTCGAGTTTCGACCAGCGAGTCATCACAACAATGATCGCACCACCCGGCATAAGGCGCTGAAGAGGGCCAGACTGGAACCACTCCCAAGCAGGAAGAAAAACATCCGGTCGTCCGGTTTTGGCTTCTTGCTCAGAGTGAGGATCGTCAATAATGAAAAGATCAGCGCCGCGACCAGCGAGAGCACCTCCAACACCAATAGCAAAGTACTCACCATTGAAGTTCGTTCCCCAGCGCGAGGCTGATTTCGAGTCGCTCTGCAACTCAATCTGCGGAAAAATGTCCTTGTAAGAGTCCGATCCCACCAAATTTCGCACCCGACGACCGAAGTTCACCGCCAAATCAGCGGTGTGGGACCCCATAATGACCTTTTTATTAG